AAAGGTAACGCAAGATCTTCTTGCGATATATTTTGAGCACCCATGTTTGCATCAGCTTCAAATAAATTTGTTGCCAATGCTCCTTCTTTTTTTGTTGCTACTTGGTTCATGTTACTTGTTCCTTTTTATTGTAGTTTTATTCTCCGAGAATACCCCGAAGATTTCCGTTGGCATGTCTTTACCTGCCTCAATACGCTCACGGACTAACGCTTTCAGAGTCATGGGCTCTACCTTCATCTTTTGTGTCGGTTGGAACCCTTGACCCTTCGCAAGTTCAGCATAAGATGCTGCCTTGTTATCTTCGTTACGACCAAAAGACACCGAGATCTCATTCTTAATAATATCTCCTAGTCCATTGTTACGAAGCCAGTTAAACGCCGCCTCTTT